GAGCAATAATAGCCGCTCTACTTAACGTTAACGGAGTATTATCTTCGATATTAATAGGTCTATTTTCAAAATCTGTAATTACTTGGGTCCAATCAATAGTCATTGTTTTCCTTTTTAAGTTGTTTTATTTCATTTTGTAATTCTTGAATTGCTTTAGTTAAAACAGTAATCATGGTATCTTGACGCCATGCTCTCGGCATATTATCAGAGCCTACCCCGCCAAGACGTTGATCAACTTCCCAGACCTGTTCTGCTATTAGACCAATTTGCTCACCTTCTTGATTAATACCGAGTGGGGTTTTCCAACCAAATTTAGAAGGTTTTAGTTTCTCAATAATTGGTAAGGCTTCTTCTTCCCAAGGCTCAATATCTTGTTTCCAACGTGCACTCGATGACAAACAGGCTAATGTCGTATCAACAGTAAACTTTCCACTTGGTGAACTTCCACTAGACCAACATAAAGTACCAGTCTGTGCTGCTGCTGTTTGAGTGATGTTTTTACCGTATATTTGACCATCAACATATAAACCTCCTGCACCAGGATCATTGGTACTGCTGTAGGTTACAATATCCTGAAGCATAAGGCCGCCGTTCGGCGTGATCCAAGCTGCATGTAAGTTGTTGGCATTGACGCCAAGGAAGCGGATCGCGCCACTGACGTTAGTATTCGCAGTGATGGCCGTGATCTGGAAGCCGATTGCCCCCGCAAGGTCGTACTGCGCGCCGTCATAGGCGTAGGGACCAAAGCCAAACACTTGATCGTTAACGTTCAACGTAATTGGCGACGCAGCTGTCCCGCGAGCGTATGTTGCAACAAACGTATTCCCACCTCCTGCCCCAAACGCTGACAGTTTAATATTGGTAGGGCTTCCATCAGCATTGATTATATGTATTAAGGAATTAGTACCGTCTCCGATGGCCCCCGAAATATTGGTAACGTTCCGCGAGCCTAACAATGCAGTATTAGTCGGTACATTGGCAGTTCCGAGGCCAATGGTGCCAGTACCATAAAAAACCGCAATCGTTGTGCCGCCATTGGTACCACCCGTAATAAGTACCTTATCGCCAGAACCAGTACCTGTGGTCGAGCGAATTTCTTTAGTTGATCCAGCTGCCGTACCACCAATGTCGAGCGGCGTAGTTACGCTCGTACCAATCGTTGGTGACGCTGAGAAGGAAGGCGCTCCCGCATTTGCAACTAAAATTGTATTTGCACCACCTTGCGCAGTTACACTAATATTACTGGAGCCATTTCCATAAAGAATACCATTAGATGTGTAAGAAGTTGCTCCATAAGGTGCACCAATAGCAATTACTCCTGCCGCGCTGATTGTAATTGGAGATGTTGCAGAAAGTGCCCCACCATTAGTCGTTGTAGCGCAAGTTGGACAAGTAATATTACCAGTTGCAGTCGTAATAACGAGTGGCGATGAGGCTGTAACAGCCGGTGTTCCACTACTCGTTCCTAAGGTTAGGGTTGGCGTTCCAGCGCCGGCTTGAACCGTTATGATCGCTGAACCACTGGTATTGCCAAAAATCTGTACTTGACCTAGCGTAGTATTGAGTAAGCCTACCTTGAGAAGACCTGCCGTCGTTCCATCCCATCGCCCGACCTCCGCGGCCGAGATAGAGAACACGATCGGCTTTGCACCCGTGCTGTAGATGTTGATGCCATTAGTCTGAGCCGATGCGTAGACGAAGGCATAGCCGCTAAGCCCTGTGATCAGCGATTGAGCGGAGCCGGCAATCCCGAAAGCCGCGGTAGCAGATGCCACGTCATTCTGCGCCGTATAATCAGTAATACCGCCAGCGTTATTATTGTTGAGGTTCCATTGCGTTGAGCCAACTTGATTAACAGTCATTACCTGCGGCGAAGCCGTCCACGTGTTCGCGTGCGCGAGATTGAGTGAAGCTACAACCGCACCCGTCGTCGGCGAAATAGTCAGAGTTCCGTCGCTGTTGGAAACGGAGTTAACAATAGAACCACCGGGAAGGTCTCCTGATGCGATTGTCCCATCTATGTAGCTAGTGCCGTTGCCGCGTAGATAATGTCCACTTGCAGCAGCATTGCCAATTCGATAACCAGTCAAGACATTGATGACGCCTACTCCCGGATCGGTTTGCGTCCCGACCATGAAGCCCAGCAGAAAGCGACCGCGCTCAATACTGTTCGTGCCAAAGAATACGCCGCCGGTTCCGTCCGCTTCGACCGCAATGCCGGCAGCTAAACTGGTCGAACGTAGATAGAGAACATTGTTGCCTAGACCTAGCGAAAAGCCACTCGAAGTCATGCCAAGAATGCCGGTAAGTCCTATGTCGTTATTTATTGTAAAGGCAGCAGCCGCAGCATTACCATTTGATGTATTTGTTATATTGATCGTACTAGTGGCATTTTGAATATTTGTAACTGTAATGCCAGCTGTCGCATTACCGGTAAGCGCAAGAGCGCCACCACCAGTTAATCCAACATGCTGAAACTGTAAAATAAGTCCGGTGACGGTCCAATTAGGAAGATAGATACCGTTTGTAATCGTGTGGGTGCCGTCTCCTGCGATAATGCTCCCAGTCGTATTGATGGCTTGATTATTAGAAAGACCGTCCGCCAAATAAAGACCATTGTTCCATGACGCCCCAGCACCAGAGCTGACGATGTAGGCCGCATCTAAAGATGAACCACGGACTGTACTGGTAGTGGTTATCCCACCGTTGACAATAACGCCGCCGCGTGTGACGGCAGAACCACCTGGAAGTATCCCAATATCAAGTTCAAGACCAAATATACCTGTTGCAACACCACCCACATCGACCATCACTCCGCCAGTAAAAGCTTCAAGAACGCCATCGCCGATAGTGGTGTTGAGGTAGGCCGTTCCCAAAATAGCTACTTTGTCGCAAACGCATGTACTCGGAGTCGTGTGCCGTAGGCTTCCTCTAATCGCAGTGATGGCCTCGCCTTTCATGTTGGCGCCGCCAATTGTGAGTATCGTACGAAAACCACTAACAGCAGTATTATAGTCGCCGAAGTCAGAAACCGGCGCTGGAGGAAAACTACCGGAAAGTCCCGAGTTCCAAGTCGCGTTGATTAGATTAAAGCTGAACGGTCCGGTCGGGTTGCCTGAAGTCGGAGAAGTTTGTGTTACAGTTAAACCTTGATTAAGAGAGTTTACAGTTGGATTGATCGTAAGCGGACCTCCTGCAACAGCTGAAAGACCGGTTGCATCCTTTAACAAAGTGCCTGAAGTATTATTCCAAACCGCTAAATCATTAACAACAGAAGAACCTGGTCCAGTTATAACCACATTTGAAGACCAGCCAATTGCATAGTCTGCATTACTCGTTTTAACTAAAGCATCCCCAGTTAACCCTCCTGCCGGTATATTGGAAATCGTACCCCCTCCAATAAACTTATTTAAATCAGATAATCTTAAGGGAGAATTAGCTGTAGCCGGATTAGGAAGATTTATAATCTGATTAGAATTCATATCCAAAACGTTCAACATCTGATTAGGAGTTACTCCTGATAGAGATAGAACATCGGAAAAGACAGTAACGATATTAGCAAAGTTAGTATTTAATGTACTAACTGCTGTAGGATCATTCTGAATACTGGATAAGGTAGTAATTACCGGGGCTTCAGCCATTTATATTCCTTTGATATACAAGTGGGGAGCTATTACACTCCCCACAAGTATGATTACGCTTTCAACACCCACAGGTTGAAGATAACAGTACCGTTTAAAGCACTGGTAGGTCCGGTGTTGTAGATAGTTACTGTAACAGTATTTGTCGTACATACAGCGAGAAATTCCATTGCTGCTACAGTATTTGTACCACCTGCCCATTGCACAAAAGCAATGTCGCCGGCAGCAACTCCTGTGAGAGTTATGACTTCAGCTTGTGAAGCTCCTGCAGCAGTCGTAAGTGCAGGAGTTGTCCCCTGCACAAAGTACGAAGTAACCGTAGCTGCGTTACTCGTGAGAGTAGCAGCAGCCACGTTAGATTTGATAGTATTTCCGACAGTGAATGCCGGATTAGCACTAAAAGTCTTGACACCAGTAACGGTCTGAGCACCACTCAAAGTTGCGACGCTAGCCGCACCTGCGAGCAGAGTGCCGGATTGTCCCGGACCTGTAGCACCAGTATAGAGGTTGTTGATGATGAGATCATTCCCACCAGCATCAACCGGAATTCCTGTTGCCATTGTGTTCTCCTATTACTGAGTGATTGTGCCAATTCCACGATAGTAAATACGGACTCGAACAAGTCCGGTAGTATACGTACCGCTGGAAAGAGCAGTGATGTAGTAAGGTCCAGTTGTAGCTGAGGGAGAAGAACCGATCAACCCTCCAGCTGAAGTAGAACCTGCAGATAGAACAATAAGATCTCCTGCCGCGTTAGTAGAAGCATTAATCAACGCATTGACAAATGCCGTACTATAGTTAGTAGGGATAGTAGCTCTATCTAGCTGTATCAAGCCAACACTAAAGCTAGTACCGGATGCTGATGCAGTTTCAACGGACAATTCCACCTTCTCAATGAAGAATGTATTGGTTGAATTGGCACCAGGACCAAATAGAAGCGTATTAGATTGAATTGCAGCGGTAGAAGTTAGTGTAGTAAGGTCGATGAGAACTTCAACAATACGACTTGCGCCGTAAGATTTGAACTCACCGGCCGACTCAGACGTAGCCTTTGCCGTCCCAAATTGGAGGAAAAGGTTGTCCTTGTTAAGCCAAGTACCCATTTTGTACCTCCATTAGCTAGTGGGAACGACGCCAGTTGCAGTCAGAACAGTGATCAAGTTCTCAGGCCGATATAGCTTAAAGCCATATTCGGTGATAGTCAGATATTCCTCTTGCTGGAGATCTTTATTGAACTCCGAGTAGACGGTAGGCATCTGACGGAACGCACCTACCCATGGCAAAGTATCGCCAGGAGCAGCTGAGAACAGATAGTTACATACACCAGTTGTGACGCTCGTAGACCCAATAGTCTCCGATGCAATTGTCGGTAAGTAGTTAGAAACATACACGTCGAAACCGTAGATATTGTAACGGAATTTAAAGCCCGTAACCATACCTTCGTCAACGATGGGTCCCCACATCTTATTAGGAGTGAGGAGGTTAACAACGTTGGTTTGGGTTTCTAGCGTGTAGGCGGTAGACGGATCAATGATAGCTACCAGGTTAGTGCGAGGAACGTTAGCCTTGAATAGGCTGTTACCAGCCATTGCAAAGTCTTGGAACGTAATCGCCTGACTGGTGCCATGCGCGACCCACCTATGAGCAGCACCATTGACAAGGTTGCTGTTCGAGGCAGTTTGGCCACTGTTCGCCTGTGCGAGAATGCGAGTCTCGACACCTTCCATAAGCACACGATGTTGCCGCGGCACGAAGGCAGCGATTACATCCTGAGAATAGAAGCTATCTCTTTTGAACTTCTCAGAGATGGCATTGGCCGAGTACTTGTACTGGTCGAAGGAAAACTGGAAGTTACCAGTGTCCATAGAGTTGTACTTAATAGCTTGACCTTCAACAAAGTCCGCTTGAGTGGCTTCGCCAATCGACGGAATGTTGATAGTATACCCATCTGGAAAATCAGAGATAATTCGGACGAACGTCATGGCATTCAACTCATCTAGCAGAAGCTCTTTGATCTGACGCGACCATAGAGATGTTCTGACTAGACTGTTGGTATTGGCATCCATAAAGCCAGCCATGCTAGTCTCCTAATTAAGTCAGGGAGACTTTAGAAACGAGCAACTTTGAACTCTTTGTTCCAGTCGCCGTCTTCAAACTTAGCGCCTAAGCGCGAGTAATCTTCAGTCATCTGACGAGTGATTTCAGGTGAAAAGTAATAATTAGGATTCTTCTTCTTCAGATCTTGATAATAAGACCAAGTTCTGTCTTTCGTGCCCATGGGAGCAAATGCACTTTGTCGTGTTGCTGGAGGCGTTTGGAAAGTGTCTAGTTTCTGTTTCTCGTCTAAGCCTAGAGCCTTAATCAAGACCTTAGGGCTATTACGAGCCAGATCATCTATATTAGTCAATCCTAACTCTTTTACTTGTTTATTTAGAACTTCTGGAAATTTCTCTCCATATTGTTCTTGCAATTTCTCCCGCACCATGTTGAAGTTATCTGACTGACGACGTTGAAGTTCTCGTTCAGAGAGCTTCTTATCGAGCAGAGAATCTAATGCTGAGGGATCAAAAGGCTTATCTTCTACTTTCACAGGGGTTATATCGCTACTCGGAAGTTGCTGCCGCTTCTCTTCTAGTTGAGTGATTAAGTCTTGCAGCTTAGCCTTTGCCACGTTATCTTCTCTTAGTTTACTATAATCATCTCGGAGTTCATCCAAGCGTTTAGTCAACAGATTAATATAGTGGTCTGATTCTGCCTTTCCTTTAGCTAGATCTTCAGGAGAAGAGAATTTCTTCCCTTCACCTACTAGCTCTTCTAAGTAATTCTTAGATGCGTCGAAAGAAGGCTCTTCGACTTTATCCAACAAACTGGTCATTTGTTTTATTATTCTCCGTTGGTCCTAGAGTTAAATTAAATTTATCAAATAGTTTTCGGTAGAAGTACAAAGTACACATTAGTGCTGTTACTTCTACCTCAGTTAAAACTAAGTCTTTCTTATTTTCCTTAGCTTTCTGTAGTTTAGAATAGAGTTCTTCAGGTATCATTGAGTTGCTAGCATACCTCCTGGTTGAGCATTCATTCCAGGTGATCTATGCATATCGAAGGCTGGTTGTGGTTTAAAGCTTCCCCCTCCGCCTCCTTGAGGCATATCAAAGTCACCGTTCATACCAGTAGCTGCACCAGCTTCCTGATGGATACTCTCTTCTAGAGCGTGCATAAACTTCTGAGCTTCTGCTTGTTCAGCTAAAGCTACGTAAGGAGTTATGACTTGGTAATCCTTAAGATTGAATATATCTTCAATAATCTTAGCTAACTTGACACCGGAGAAATGCGGCTGTACTACCTGCCATAGGTTAGAGCCAGCTAAGTTAGTTAAGTTCTGGATTAGTTCTGCTTGTTCAGCGAAGTGTCGAGCACCGATAGGCTTAATACGGCCTATACCAGTAATATCTTCGACAGTAAGGGTTTGGAAAGTAGCAATATTAAATTCACTGTCGAATACTCTAATTGTAGTAGAGCCTACTAAGTTACGCCTAGACATCTCTAACATTGCATTAAGCAACGGTTCAGACATATGCTCTTCAAACTGTTTAATCTTATTCTGGAAGAGACGAGCAGCTGCATTCTCTAATCTCTGTACTTCGTACTTAGTCTTTTCACCGGGAGTTCTGAAACCCATGGCTTCCTTAGGAGCACCTGCCATCTCTTCCATTAGAGCTTGCAACTGCTGAAGTTCAAACTGAGCATTAAGAACGCTAGTCTCAGGAGTAACTAATTCTACGTCACCTTCCTCAGAGGTAAATATCTTCTCACCAGGTTGCCACGTATAATCTTCTACGAAACCTTTAATCTTCTGTACTGGATAAGTAGTTAAATCAACTACGTCTGCCCTCATATTCTCTACGTGATCTAAGCGATATTGCATACCTACTAGGTTAGCGAGTGGTCCTTGTCCCCACAGGTTATCTTGACGTTTACGCCAAGGAACATGGAAGATAGGTGGATAACCGAAGTAAGAAGGATTAGGTTTGTTATCTATAAGCTTATGTCTATCTACGACAGTGATAACTCTATTCTTCTGAAACTCACCTGTTTGGTAATCATGCCAATCACCGTAGAAAGTAAGTACTTCGCAGTAATCTGACTGTAGATAAGCCTTATACGAAGTAAATCCATCCATCTGATAGATGTGATCCTTCTGTGTCCAGTCTCCTTGAAACGTTCTAGCCCTGAACCTAATCTCAGTTAAGTATTTATAGAGATTTTCGTAAGCTTCTCGATTTTCATCGTTAGACATCCGCTCAAGTAATTCTTTAAGCTCCCCCATACTGATCACAGAACGGATGAATTTAGGAGCAGAGATAAAGTTCTCTGTAGTAGGATTGAATACGATATCTAATGGACTAATACGACGTATTGCAGGACCCACATAACCTGCTTGTGTTTTTCCTTCTAATTCTACTCTTTGATCGACCCATTCGACAGTACCGAAGCAATTGCCAAAATGAATATAGTCCATAATCAACTTATCCATCTCATGCTTGAATGAAGGTTGAGTAATCACCCAAGACATGTAGTTGACTATGGAATCTCTCTTCTCAGCAGAGTTAGAATCCTTTTCGTTAGCTTCCCATATGAGCCACTTACGTTGAGGAAACATAGTAGCTGTGTAGTTAGCATAGAGATTATCAGCTATTTGACAGAGCTTAGGTAGGGTAGTCTTATTCTTCCAAGGGAGTTGGTTATTAGTAGTCTGAGTAGTGTCTGTCTGATAGACATATCTACGTATTTCTTCCCAATCTACTTTAGCTACATTACGAAGAGTATCCCATTGAATATACCGCTCAGTAAGACGAGTAGCTAACAGATCAGGATTAATTACGTTACTTAATTCGAGTACCTTCCCAACCATTAGCTAGGCCACCCCTCCGAACTTACTGTGGAATATGAAATTTGCTTGTGCATCCTTTTGCATCCGATAGAAATTAGTAGGAGCTATGGAACAGTCGATAGCTGAGGCTAAGGCATCCTTTATGTCATCATGAGCAGGATTAGCAGAGATAAGTTCTTCTTCTAATAGTTGACTATTACCACCACGGTAATGCCATACCTGACCATTAGCATACTTAGGCTCTAGTACGGCCATGATGCGTTCTTCCTTAGCACCCTGCCACTTATTAGGTCTGAACTCTTCTACTGAGAGACCTAAGCCATTCTTCTTAATGTAGTTTTCCTTAAGATCTTTAACGATGACTACTTGAGCTACGCTGACTTCAGCTCTGATCTTACGAAAGCCCCACTTATTGAAAGTCCTGAAGATATGAGAATAGTACTCTGAATGTTTATCTGTCTTGAATCTATCTATATCTAGGACGTAATAGTTGTTATCTCCGTCTACTCCGACGACGACGATGCACGACGCGTCCGCTTTCTTGGAGAGGGAGAAGGCGAAGTCGATGGCTGCGAAGACATTGAGTCTGTTGCCTTTGAAGTACCAGTGTCCTCCTTTTTGAGCGAGGAATCCTGAGTCGTAGTATTGGAAGTTCTTAATCGGGGACGAGTCTGCATCGTGTGGATCGTTGTAGTATTGGGCTCGGTAGTGTGACTTATTTGTGTATAAGTTTCGTTTGATGTTGAGAATCTTGAAGTCAAATCCGTACCACTTTCCGTCAGGAGCTTTTTGACGGGGCCAGAGAAATTCTCCTGAGCCATCACCAGCGTTCTCCACGGGACGTTCCATAACCTGGAATAGTGGAATGGAAGCAACCAATTGTCCATCATCATCATAATCTTCAATCTCCATTTGCATTAAGTCGTTATATAGATCACTCGGATGATATCTAGTTCCGACAACTAATACCCTAGAGGTAGTCCCTGCGATGGAGCTTAAGTACCCAAAGGCCTCTCTTACTTTCTCTCGACCTTCTTCAGTATACACGTTACCGTGTTCAACAACGTCATCGAGAATCTGGATATCACTATGCATGCCTACTATGTTAGTGGTCATGCCGGCAGTAAAGACGGTAGGATCTCGGACGTACTCTTCTTTACGCCTAGGATGGTCGATAGAGATTTCAGTCTCTGTCCACTTCTCCCTATTAGCCTCTTTACGATTAACCATGTCCGGCCAGTACATGGAATAGATATCTGAAGTTAAGATATCTTTAATAAATTTAAGTTGCTTCTTAGCTAGGTTAGAAGTACTACTGATGTAGAGTATTTTGATAGCAGGGTCTTTAGTTATCTGCCAAGTAGCCCATAGACCAGCTATAGCACTCTTCATATGATCTCTAGGAAGAAGTAGTAACTGGTGGTCACTAGCTTGATCACTAGTAATCCATGCTATTGCTTCCTTATGAATTGCAGCTAACCAACGCTTAGGTTGGACTAGTTTAATATATTCTTCGAAGTCAGACTCAGCTAGTTGTTTACGTTGCGCTCTAGCATCTGAGACATCTTTAGAAAGCTTAGGCATGTCTAAGAATAAGTTCGATAGCTACAACAATAGCAACTAAAAGAGTTGCTAGTCCTATGAAGACACCGTAACTAACTCCTATTCCTTGAGACTTACCTCCAGCTAAGGTTATAGCATTATCAACGCCATCTAAACGCTTAGTTAAGCTTTTATAATTCTCTTCTAATCTTTGATCCATAGCACCAAATCTAAACTCAGTCTGAACCTTATCTGCGAAGTTCTTCTGCTGATCAATCATAGCTGCTCTGATTTCATTAGAAGCTTCAGAACGTTTCTCAGCAGCCATCTCAGCTTTAAGAATAGCTTTCTCAGAAGCAGTCATAGCTGCAGCAATAGCTTTCTCCGCAGCAATCATAGCTGTAGTCACAGATTCTTTATCTAATAGACGAAGATCAGAGAAATATCCTCTGATGCCTTCTATCTTGTTAGATAAGAATTCTTCTAAAGTATCTAGAGTCCAACCGTATGGACTCTGTTCACATTTAGTTGTCACTATTATCTTCCTCGTCCAACAGCAGATCTTCCTTTATGTTTAGAATTCCAGATACGGGCTGCCTTCTTCTTAGCAGCTTTAACTGATAGTCCACCTGAGATGAACTTGTCCCTGATCTTGACGTAACCTGCCGGCATTATTCAGTAATCCCTAATCCAGTAACATTTAGGACATTGAATAAATATTTCGTAATCGTAAATATGCCTACACCGGATACAGGGTAATTTCATTAATTAAGCCCCGCAATTAGGACATCTGTTGAATGGAACAGTAGACAACATTCCACAATGAGAACACTTATAGAACTTAACTGGTACTGGTTTAGGTGTTAAATACATTACATAGCTCCTGGGGGTTGTCCTATATACGCAGGATAAGCTGGAGTATCTGTCTGTTTCTTCTTCCTAGGAGGTTTACTAGGTAAAGCTTGTCCTATAGGTACACCATCAGGTCCTCTACCTTCAGGAGGGAAAGAAGGCATAAGTTGAGAATTCTTAAACACTCAGTTACCTCTTTTTTCGACTCTAGAAGGCATCCCTGTTCCACTTGATCCGTATCTCTTGTAATCAGAACGCCTCATTTCCAAAGCGTCTCTTCCCTTCCATTCTCCTGAACCAGGTTTTTGAGGGCTAGGATATTGGGGACCTACAGAAGGATGTCCTTCTAAATCTGGATCAGCCATTAGTGACCGCCAAAGAGAATTCCGAGTAGTCTAATCAAGCCTGCTGATAGAGTCCATCCAGCACCAAAGATAAATCCCATTAGAAACAAGTCAATAATAGCAAGAATTCCAGAGAGGGGACTAGGCATTAGACTGTACCCTTAGATTCTTTAGTGTGAGTCTTACCACCTTCAGTACCACCAGGTAAGCTTCCACCATGGGATAGTGTAGAGGTAGCTCCACCAGGATCTCTCACATGAGTCTTAGCTTCTCCGTGTCCTTCTTTACCTGCATGAGCACCATGAGAAGGCTTAGCTTCTAAGTTACCATGAGGATGTTTAACGTTATGTTCTTCGTACATTGTTAGCCTTTCGAGTTAATCTTAGTATAACCACCACTCTTAGGAGCAGTAGCACTATCTGTTTCAGTAGTACCTGACGTATCCGTCAAAGGTAACATAGGTTCATATTCGACATACCCAGGGAAATTACGACGCTCTGATTGAACATCACATACAGGTAATTCATACTTACCTGAGAATCCTAAGGCATAGTGTCCATCTTGCTTCATATTAGTCTTTCTTATTGACTTTAATTAAGAAATATATTACAAAAGATGCTGAAGCCTGTTACTAAAAGAGAAAAGACTAAAGCAGTTTGTAAGAAATTTATATATAGCTGCATGTATCCATTATAGCATAAGGAATAGGTATTTGTCAAATGTTGTCTGATAGAGATTTCCTAAAGAAATTAAGTAAATACTTAAGAATAAATAATAAGATTGTTCAGGATGAATGCTCTGATTACTGTATATATGGTAAGAAAGCTAAGATATACACAGATAGTATATATTGGTACGTATATTATACAGGAGGGAAATGGAATACTCTTAAGAAAACCTTAAGCTTCATGGAAGTGTGGCAAGACGGGGACTCGGAAGGTGTTCTACGTAAAGAATTGTTTCCTTCTTCGGAAGAGGCTACCGTCCTCCGAAAAACGCTAGGTTTAGGTAAAAAGCGTATACTTACAGAAAAGCAGAAAGAAGGTATGAAAAAACATATGTTCAAACCCCGTGGCCAGCTATGTATCTTTGATCACTGATGCGTTAAAATAAGAAATAGGTACATACCTACATGAATGCTATTTAAATCAACCCTTGGAGACCCCCGTTATGTGTAGGAACAGGTTTAGGACAGAAGAACCTTTAAAAGGTTATAGGCAATGGGTTTTAGATGTGTTGATTGCCAGAGCTAAAGAGAATGGAGTTATCTAATGCCATTAATAGAATTCTTAGTAGAAATTATCTGTATGTTATTAGACATAAACAGTGAGGTTATATGAAAAGTATTCTAGAAAAGAAGATTGAATTACTGGAACAAGCATTAATTGATGAGGGAATAGATCCAGAAAGCATCTATGAAGCACATAGAAAATTTTTGTCGGATATTTAGGAGGTGTAATTCGTCGGCCGTAGGAGGGGGGTGACCCCCTATGGAGGGTTTTAGGGATTGTTTGTTTGTTGTTTGCTATCTGTTTGATGTTTGTTTACTATGATGCGTAATGATTATCATAAGGATAGCTTAAGGATAAGAAAGAATGTCTTATGCTTATTTGTTTGTTTCTTAAGCTTAGCTAAGATAGACTATAATATCTACAATGACACTATGGATATACCTAACTAACAAAGCAGTTAGCTAACAGATAAATCATTGTGATTAGCTTACAGATACCTAAGCAAACATAAAACAAACATAAGCTAGCAGAGAGTGCTTAAGTAAATATAAGAAAGAATATAACAGATAATCTATCAGAAAGAAAGCTTAATGAGTAAAGAACTAATAATAAACATTCCTGAGACAGAGAAAGAGCATCAGCTATATCAAATAATCAGAGCACAGTTTGATTTGATAAAGATGTATCAGGAAGCAATAGATAAGTTTGAAGGCAAGCTAGAATTCAAATGGTGGAAGGACGATAAAGCAGACAATTGAATGTTGATTGTGTTTCAACTTACAGACGATAGCCAACGTAACAACCACTGCTAACTCAGGAAGTAGTAAGTTAGGCACTAAGGTTTTACAGTAAGGTATTTGGCATTATGACTTGATAATGTAGAAACCCTATTGACTAGGCGACTAGCTTCTATACAATGATGACTGCCGATCTAGGCATGACGCTTAGGTGGCTTAACGGAGGTTGTAATCATGGCTAAGTCTAGTCGCTTGCGGCAGCAAGCAGTAACGTTACCCGGTGGACCGTTGGCCCAGCCGCAGACACAGCAACAGCCGGCACAGTCTGCCGGCACTACCAGCGATGCAGTCATTGCTCAGCGCATGGGCAATCAGGCTGTGAAGCTGGCCGAGACGCTCGACCAACATCGTGAAGTGCTCGCCGCGCTCGTTGCTTACAGCACAGCCAAGCGCGACACCAAGGTTGCTCCGCTGAATACCATGCTCGTGCTTCAGAAAGTGTTCACGGACGCGCGCATGTCTGAGTGGCCTATCGTTGATAGTGGTCGCACGATCAAAGTGTATCGTGATGGCCAATGGCACGATGAGATCAACAACTACCCTGCTAAGTACAAGCGTCCCAAGCAGATCATTCGGCAGGGGCGACCTGTCACAAACATGGTGCCTGCCGATTTCTTCGAGAACGTGCTGGCAGCCATGGCGCACGGCAAGGCTAACCGTGAGCGCAAAGCGCACTTGGAAGATGCCAACAAAGAGAAGCCTCCTACTGGCACTCCCGAGTGGGCTCTGAAAATGTCGCGTGCTAACCGCGCCATGGAGATACGTCGGCTTAATGATGAATGGCGCGACCATCTTCGGGTGCTCAAGGACGGCGTTGAACTGTACCAGAAACTCGCAGGCATCGGACGCATGAAGCGCAGCGGTGAAGATACCGCCGCGATTAAGGTGTCCTATGCGACGGATGGCGACAAGGGCGGGTTCATGCCTGTTGCCAATCCGATCATTCTGGAAGACGCTAAGACAGCCGAGCGTGAAGCCTTCGCGCCCGACCAAATCCTTGCCTTCAATCCGTCTAAGGCGCAAGCCGATGGCGGGTCATTGGAGGACTTGCGTGCT